GTTGGATGATGAAGGAAACATAGTACCTAATTCAAAATAATTGTTGACAAATTTTGTCAGTGTGCTATTATTACAATATAGGAGATAAAAATGGCAAGTATTAGAAATCATACATCAGTAGATGTAACTAAGTTACTTCTCGTCGGAGATAGTGGGTCAGGTAAAACTGCAACACTAGCAACTTTAGCAAACGCAGGTTATAACTTGCGTATACTAGATTTCGATGATGGGTTAGCTATCTTACCAGAGTTCTTAAATAAGGATGCGGTGGATAGAGTAAGCTTCGTAACTTTAAAAGACCCAATCAACAAGGCAGAAGCATTTCGCAAAAGTGCCAACTTGATTGCTAATTGGAAAGACGGAGACGAAGACTATGGGCCTGTTAACAAGTGGACATCAAAAGATGTTCTAGTTATTGACAGCTTAACATTAATGGGTGAAGCGGCTTTAAGGGGGGCACTTGTATTTAATAACAAGAAGCCTACTGAACAAGCTAGCCAACCAGAGTGGGGCACAGCCGCTCGTGATGTTCAGAACATTATACAATATATAACAGGTTCAGAAGTTCCATGTAACGTAGTTGTTACTACGCACATGCAATACATGGAAGGAGAGACAGGGGTCTCGAAAGCATACCCTACTAGTGTCGGGTCTAAACTATCTACCAAGTTGGGTAGGTACTTTAATTGCGTGTGCAGAATAGATACTAGAACAACTAGTAAGGGAACAGAGCGAACCTTACGAACAGTTTCAGACCATCGCATGGATTTAAAAGTAACGGCACCAAGTTTACTTGAGCCTAATGTTGCATTAGATTTAGCGAAATTGTTTGAAGCTATTCAGAAAAATGCTCGCAAAAAATTGTCGGAAGACAATGTCATTAACTTAAATACAGGAGGTAAATAATGGCTGATATAAATGACTTTTTATCGATGCATCCAGACGATATACCAGAAACGCAGGTGCTACCAGAAGGTAGTTACGACTTCGTAATCACTAGTTATCGTTCGGATAAAGTTGGTGAAAAACAAAACGAGATTGTGCGTATCAACGTAAAGGCTCAAGCAGTTTTAGAATCTGACATCACAGATGGGGATTTGGAAAACTGTGAACCAACCAGATTGGAGTTCTGGGCAACGAAGAATGCTCTGAAACAGGGTAACCCTGTTATCTCACTAAAATCTTTCTTGTTTAATGCTATGGGCATGGACAAGGTTGGCTTTGGTGAAGCACTAGAGCAATCTATTGGTCAAACATTTAGCGGTGTTGTGAAACACGAAATGGTTGGCAGAAACAAGGACATACTGCAAGCTTCGGTATCTAGAATACTGAAGGCGGCGTAGTCTTATGGGTGAGTATGCAGTACACAGAAGAGTTAAGTCACAGCTTGTAGATAAACCACAGGTCTGTATCATTATGGACTATCCTTCGACAGATGAAGTACGTTTGAATAAAATACTTGCAGGTGATTTTATTATCAGCAGAATCTGTAAACAAGTTGGCATAGACATTGACTCATGTATGCTCACCCACACATTTCAACTAAAGCCTGCACAGGACAACTTACAAAACTTCTTTCACAAGAGAAGTGAGTACAAAGCTTTATGCAAAGAATCTGAGTGGAAAACACCATATCCGATTACCACCTATGGATACCTCAAACAGGAGATGGGTCAAGACTTAGAACGTTTGTATAATGAAATCAATGAAGCACAGCCTAACGTAATTATTGCAATGGGTAGTATTTCATTGTGGGCACTGACGGGCTTTGATAAGATTGGTGTGTATCGGGGTGCTGTTATAGAATCTACTACTGATTTTCTTAACAGGAATTACAAAATTATACCTTCTTATAGTCCGTCAGCTGTTTTCAAAAACTACGGATTTAGATATCACTTATATTCAGATTATAAAAAAGCAAAAAGAGAATCAAGAACAAAACAAATTAATTATCAAGAACGAGAACTTTGGATAGAACCAACCATAGAAGATTTATATACATTTGAGATTAAACACATAAAAGATTTGGATGACTCCAAGCCTTTAGCATTCGACATTGAAACAGCAGGTGGGCAGATAACTTGTATTGGGTTTGCCCCCTCCTTAAACCACGCACTTGTTGTGCCTTTTACATATAACTATTGGGCAGAACCAGACAGGAAGAAAGCTTGGGCTTGGGTTAAGCGATTACTGGAAGATGAGACTATAGTTAAAGTTGCACAGAACCAGACATATGACGTGTCATGGTTAAAGTATATGCAAGATATAGAAGTTAAGGGAGTTATTCATGACACTATGCACGCACAACATTCATTGCAACCAGAGCTAGAAAAAGGTCTTGGATTTCTCGGCTCCACATACACTAACGAGGGTGCATGGAAAACTTTAGCCAAGTTTTCTGATAGCACAAAAGCCGATGAATAGTGAAACGTCCAAACTTTTTCTCTGCTAAACCTATAGCACCGATATGGGATGACTACACAGAATCTCATATAAGATTATGGCGAGCAGTTTTAGACCAACTTCTACAAGATTTATTGTACGAAGGTAATGGTAAAGAAGACAAGAAGGCGCATGTGTATTCATGGCAATGGTTAGAGAAAGATAAAGAAGACTTTGAATCAGTTTGTGATTTGGCTGATTTAGATTCTAAACGAACAAGAACTGAGATTAACAAACTAATGGAGAGGGTATATGGCAGTAACTATAAACGAAAATTTGAAGAAAGCAAAAGAGCTATTGAGTGGCGACAGAGAAAAAGAATACGGAAACAAAAAATTAAATCATGAGAACATAGCTAAACTTTGGAGTGCTTATCTTAAGAAAGACATATCCGCTCATGACGTAGCTATCTGCATGCTATTATTAAAAGTAGCACGACTGCAACAAGGAACACCTAGTGCTGATACATATATTGATATGGTAGGTTATTCAGCTATTGCAGGTGAACTATGCGAATAATAAAAAACACAGAGATAGGCAAACACGAACTTTCAAAAGACCAAATGAACTGGGTATACTGTGCATTAGATTGTACTCTTACTCATGAGATATGGACAAAGATTAGTGAAGAACTAGATGAAGATACAAGGGGCACATACCAATTTGAATTAAATAGTTTAAAGCCTGCAATGAGTATGATGTTGCGTGGTCTTAAAGTTGATGAAGAAAAAGTACGTAACATTAAAACACCTCTCAAACAAAACAGATTAAAACTAGAAAGAATGTTACACTTGTTTGCTCGTGCAGTATGGGGCAAAGATTTAAATCACAACAGCCCTGTCCAACTTAAAAAATTATTATATGAAGAATTAAACTTACCACCTGTCGTATCTTACAAGGCAGGTAAACAAAAGATATCAACCGATAGAGCGGCGTTGGAACAATTATCAGAAACATATCCAAGAGCCAAACCATTCTGTTACACCATATTAGCACTACGTGATATAGATAAACAACTATCTGTACTAGCATCCACAAGAGATAAAGACGGGCGTATTCGTTGCTCATATAATGTGGCAGGCACAGAGACAGGTCGTTGGTCTTCTTCAGAAAGTCCATGGCGAACAGGAACTAATTTACAAAATGTGACTAAAGATTTACGTGCTGTATTTATACCAGACACAGGTCAGAAAATGTTCTATGCAGATTTAGAACAAGCAGAATCTAGAGCGGTCGCATATTTGGCAGGCGATCAAAACTATATAGATGTTTGTGAGAGTACAGATTTACACACAGAAGTTGTTAAGATGATTTGGCCCAACATGGGTTGGTCTGGTGATCCTAAGCAAGATAGAGCATTAGCTGATAGACCTTACTATTTACATCACAGCTATCGTGACATATGTAAACGAGCAGGACATGGAACTAACTATGGTGTTACAGCACATTCACTTGCACGTCAAATAAAAATAAAAGTATCGCAAGCTACAAGATTTCAGTTGCTTTATTTTGGTGGTGTGATATCATTAGAATCATTAGAACGTTGGCACAAACAAGATACCAAGGGGGGCTTTAAAGAATTGATTGACCAAGCAGATAAGTTGCCTGGCAATATGGTAAAAATAAAAGGAGCATTTCCTGGTATCAAGAATTGGCATCAACAGATTAGATTAGAACTAAATAATAAAGGTTCTTTATCTACACCTCTTGGCAGACGTAGGCAGTTTTGGGATAGACTATCCGATAACTCTACGTTGCGACAAGCGATTGCTTATGTACCACAATCTACTATTGGAGATTTATTAAATCTTGGTTTATACAGAGTGTGGAATGAATTAGCTAGTGAGGGTGTAGAAGTATTAGGTCAAGTACATGATGCAATACTTGGGCAATGTCCTGTTGAAAAAATAGATGAACTAATGCCAAAAGTATTAGAAAGAATGCATAATCCATTGATGGTCGATGGACGCAAAATGATTATACCATCTTCAGTGGAGATTGGTGACACATGGAAGGATATGAAAGTATGGCAAGGAATTACCCAGACTACATAAAGGCGTGTGTAGATGCAGTTAAATATAGCCCCATTCCTAAACCATTTGCACAGTGGACAGCTATCTCATCAATTGCAGGTGCATTGGGTAGGAAAGTTTGGTTTCCTATGCCTAACTATAACATTGGGTCTAATCTATTTGTTATATTAATTGCGTCACCTGGTCGTAATAAATCAGTAAGTTTAATTGTACCTTTCTCAAAAGTATTTAGCAGACTTACTTCACCTGTAGGTGCTACAGAAGATGACCATAATTTTAATTCTGGTTTGGACGTATATGGTTTAAGAAATCATCCATTGTATTCTATACAAGATAGAATTACTCCAGAGAAACTTGCAGTTGACATGACTAAGATTACTCGTATGGATTTACGTTTATGTACAGAAGAGAATCCAGAATTTTATGATTCATCTTTGACTTTAGTAACTTCAGAGTTTGGTACATTCATGGGTAGAAACGAAAGATACTTACAAATGTTTTTAACAGATATGTGGGATGCTAAAGATTCTTATAGTCACAAAACAAAAACATCTGGTGAATATATTATTGAAGGCCCATGTTTGAATTGGATTGCATGTGCTACACCAGAACAGTTTGTAGATAACTTACCAGAAGACGCAAGGTCACAAGGACTACTATCACGTATTATACCCATCTTCTATGAAGGCGAAAGAATACCACAAGACTTAAATCAAAAAGTTATTAGTGAAAGTATGCTCAACAATTTACGTAATGACTTAAGTCACGTAGCTAAAATGTATGGGCCTATGACTTTTCACAAAGATGCATTTGAAAAAGCTAACGAAGATATTTTTTATAATTTAAAACCAGAACCTACTGACCCACATTTGTCAGAGTATTGTCAAAGAAGAGTATCACATTTTTTAAAGATAGCAATATCTATCTCTGCTTCTAGACGTACCTCTCGTGAGATTATGCTAGAGGACTGGGAATTAACTAAAGAGATTATGTTTGATATGGAACAGAACATGCCTAAAGCATTAGAAGGTTTTGGTATGGCAAGAACAGGTCGTATTGCTCACGATATGAGGGTGTGGTTGGATGCCACACTTGCAGGCAAAAAGACGCATATAAACATACGTGCTTTTAAGCGTGAGTTACTCCGAAAGATACCAAATCCAGGCGAGTTAGATCAGACGATAAAAGCTATGGAAGAATCTGGTTACATTAAATTAGAAGGTAATTTAGTGTTTCCATGTAAAAAGTAATTGATTGTTGAAATGAATAATGTTATACTGCGTACTTTGCGCGTGATGAAACTAGAGGGAATTTATGAAATTAGAAATTGATATGACGAAAGATAATCTGCTGCCGAAAAATGCTGTGGATATCTTAAAAGATAGGTATATGTTACCAGAAGAATTAAGCCCACAAGAGTCTTTTGCTAGGGCTTGTATGGCATTTGCAGACAATAAAGCACATGCTGAGAGATTATATAAATATGTATCTAACTTATGGTTCATGTTTGCTTCACCATTATTATCTAATGGTGGTACTGACAGAGGGCTACCCATATCATGTTTCTTAAACTATGTACCCGACAGCCGTGAA